AGGGGAGTATAAAGGTACTCCAATAAAGTTCTTTTCTGATGATAGAGATGAGTTTGACAGAGAAGCTATAATACAAGGTCTCGTTAGAGATAGAATATTAGGGGGAAAATTTAACACTAAAGAGTCAATAGACAGCGTTATAAATCAGCTAGAGCAAACAATAGAGAACTCTTATGATTTATCGCAACCTCTTGATAGAATTTCTCAAGAAGGTTATGAAGGCTTAGTTCAGGATTTAAATTACGCCAAAACCCTCAAAGCTGACGATTTTAGTTATAACGCTGGAAAAACCTACAAAGTCGCATTAGCTCCAAAGCCTGATGAGTTGCTTGATTATGACTTGCCATTTAGTCAACAAAACAAATTTGTTAAAGAGCGTCTGTCAAAAGTTGCAAATGAAATGACAGTTGATGATGCAATAAACTTAGGATTTGACCCCTTTGATTTTGGCAACAATAACCAAGCAGCAATTAATGCAGCGAAAAAAGAAATGCTTAAAGATGACCAAAGCGTTCAAGCGTTCTTAAATAATTGGCAAGCATTTAGAGGCGAACAAGGTGCTGGAGAAAAGCTACTTAATAAGCATGGCATCAAAGGCATAAAATACTTAGATAACGCTTCACGAAATACATTTGGTGGCAAGTTGTTAGGTATTAATAAACTAGATGATGGTCAGTTTCAGGCAAGAATTGTATTAGATGACCCAAACAGACAGACAGGACTTGGGGGAAGTGGTCGAGTAATTACCACAAGTAAGCCATACAAGACTCAAAAAGAGGCTGAAGATTGGGCTAATAAAGAGATGGGAAATAGGCAAAGCAACTACGTCATCTTTGACGAGAACCTAATAAACATACTAGCTAAATACGGCATTGTTGGTGGCGTTGGCATAACAGCGTTACAGAACAGCGATATATGACATGGCAACGACAAAAGACGTAGATAGAACCCCTTCTGGACGCATTAAGTACAGGGGCGAGAGCTTTGCTGGCTTTAACAAGCCAAAACGCACCCCTGGTAAGTCGAAGAAGTTTGCTGTACTTGCCAAAAAGGGCAATGAAATAAAGATGGTGCGCTATGGAGACCCTAATATGGAGATAAAGAAGGATAGTCCGGCAAGACGTAAGAATTTTCGAGCAAGACACAACTGCGATACCGCAAAAGATAAGTTCACCGCACGATATTGGTCGTGCAAAAATTGGTAAGGAGCAAAAAATGATGATGATGGGGCGATATAAGAAGGTCATGTCAATGGACATGAAGGAAATGCCTATGAAGAAGAAGAAAAAAACCAAGAAAAAGGCAAAAAACACGAAAAAAGGCACAATAGTCGGTAAATTTTCATCACAGGAGGTCTGATATGTACCACAGAGGCACAAAAAAAAAGAAGACGAAGAAAAAAAAGAAGGGAAAGTAAGTAATGTCACCAATTTACAAGCATACCATCCATAAAAACAAGGCTGCAAAGCCAGCTCCAAAGCCAGAGCCAAAAGAGGAGCCAAAAGAAGCTCCAAAAGCTGAGAAAAAAGAGCCAAAAGCGAAGAAGAAGTAATGGATGATAATGAATTTGCGACTATTCTCAAATCAGAGATAGAGCAAGCCAATAATTACTATGATACAGAGCTTTCTTCTGATCGTGTAGAGACCCTACAGTTTTATCTAGGCGAGCCGTTTGGTAACGAACAGGAGAATAGATCAAAGGTAGTCCTCTCAGAGGTAAGAGATACCATTGAGTATCTCATGCCGTCCTTGATGCGTATTTTTGCGTCTAGTGATAAGTTCTGTCGCTTTGTAGGGCGTAATGCAGAAGATGTAAAAGGTGCAGAGCAAGCCACAGAGCTTGTGAACTTTGTACTGAATAGCCAAAACAACGGCTTTACGATTTTACATAACTTCTTTAAAGACGCATTACTCTTTAAGATTGGCGCATTAAAGACATATTGGGATGAGACTGAGACCACAGTTGAGGAAACCTACGAGCGATTGAGCCAATTGGAGTTAACTACCCTACTCGATGACCCAGCGATTGAACTAAAGTCACAGGAGATTGTTGAAGAGGGCGTTACAGACCCTATGGGCAACGAGATACCTACCGAGCAGTATTTTAATGTTGAAGTCAAAAGACGCACGAAGAATGGCAAGGTAAAGATAGAGAATATACCGCCTGAGGAGCTTATATTCTCACGCAGAGCGAAGTCTATGGATGACTGCACATTCATAGGACACCGAACACAAGTAAAGGCTGGTGACTTAATAGAGCGTGGCTATGACGCAGACCTTGTTATGTCACTTACAGGCGATAAAGAGTTAGACGATGAGTCAGAGCGTCAATCACGCTTTCAGGACATTGAGTCCAGCCCCTATGACAATGCTGTAGACCCCACTAACAGAGAGGTGTTGGTAACAGAGGCATATATCAGGGCTGATTATGATGGTGATAATGTAGCTGAACTACGCAGAGTTATTGTGTTGGGCGATAACTACGAGATTGTAGAGAATGAGCCATTTGACAAGATACCTTTTGCGATAGTCAGTCCAATACTTATGCCTCATAGAATGGTGGGCTTGAGTGTCGCTGAAATGGTCATGGACTTGCAGCTTATAAAGTCACAAATCTATCGACAGATGCTCGATAATCTGTATCTCACCAACAACTCCAGAGTGGCGGTTGTAGAAGGACAGACAAATCTTGATGATCTTTTATCAAGCAGACCAGGGGGCATTGTAAGAATGAGAGCGCCTGGAATGGTACAGCCATTAGCTGTTCCTCAATTAGGCGCACAAGCCTTTAATATGCTGGAGTATGCAGACCAAATTAGAGACCAGCGTACAGGCTTTTCTAAAGCCTCTCTAGGGCTTGACCCAAAGCAGTTGCAGTCAACATCAACAAATGCTGTTAACGCTACAATACAGGGCGCACAGTTAAAGATAGAGATGATAGCGCGAGTTTTTGCAGAGACTGGTGTTCGGGATATGATGTTTAACATCCTCCACCTTATCCAAAAGCATCAGGATAAGGCAGTAACAATACGCTTACTAAATGAGTATGTAGATATAGACCCAAGAGCCTTTGCGAATGAGTATGATTTAGAGGTAAATGTGGGTCTGGGTAATGGTGAGGAAGACCAGAAAGCAGCGATGCTGGTACAGATTGCCAATAAGCAAGAGCAGATGCTGAGAGAATTAGGTATCAATAACCCTGTGGTAAAGCCATCACAATATGTTAATACGCTTAAGAAGATCGCAGAGATGGCTGGATTTAAGGATACAGACCAGTTCTTTAGTAGCGGTGAGGCGTTAGATCAGGCTGCACAACAAGGACAAGAGCAACAGCAGCCAGAGCAAAACCTAGAATTATTGAAGCTACAGGAAGAGTTGAAGCTGAAGCGTGAGGAAATGGAAGCCAAGATTGCACTTGAGAGAGAAGAGATGCTGGCAAAAATTGAGCTACGCAAGTTTGAATTTGAGGCTGAACTCAATCTCAGGCAACAAAAACTCGCACTAGGTGGCGATATATCGACTAACTTACCAACAGCACAATGACCGATTTAGAGAATGAGCGTCACAGAGGCGCAAGGGCGCAATCTATAATGACAGACCCTATTATGATTGAGTCATTTCAGGTATTAAAAGGCAACTATTTCAATGCGTGGGCTGACAGTATGCCTACCGATACAGCAACGAGAGAGCATTGCTGGAATATGTATAATGCCGTTAGAGATTTAGAAGGACAATTGGAATCCGTCATTAAGACCGGAAAATTTGCAGATAAACAATTAACAAAAGGAGTTTAGGATGCAAGACACCCCTAGCAACCCTCAAGAGGGAACTGGGAACTTATCGCAAAGTGATGCGGTAAACCTATTATTGGACACGAATAGCCCTTCCCAAGAAGTAAGCGAAGTCCAGCCAACAACCGAAGTAGAAGCTGAAGACGTTGAGGCGGTTGAACAACAACCAACCGAAGCAGAAGCAGAAGAAACAGAGGCAGAGGAAGTCACTGAAGAAGAAGCAGAAGCCGAACCGGAAGAGACCCTCTACAGAGTGAAAGTGGATGGCGAGGAATACGATGTAAATATCGAAGAACTCAAGAAAAACTATCAACTCGAAAAATCGGCTCAGAAAAGACTACAAGATGCTGCGGAACAGCGAAAGCAGTTAAGTGGTAAGGAAGCGTCTTTAGAGCAAGAGCGTCAAAAATACGAGCAAGTCCTACAAGTGTACGCACAACAGTTAGCACAACCGCAACAGGCAATGAGTCAGGAACAGTTAGCGCAACTGAAAGCCGAAGACCCCATCGCATACAATACGTATTTGGTTGAGGAACAGCAGAGACAAAGCAAACTTCAAGCGGTTCAACAAGAACAGCAAGTCCTTAAGTCTCAGCAACTAGCGAAACAGGCTGATTTACTGCTTGATCT